ACAATGCCCGCGCTCGTGCGCCAGAACAATCTGCCGGTTCGTGGCCGATAACGACCGCTCGATGTATATCCAGCACGTCGCGCCGGAACGTATCGCACAACCCCAGCGCCCGATACCGGCGCAATGCCACGCCAACTCATCACTGGCGACATAGTACGGCCCGCGGATATCGGCCAAAGCCGGCCGCGTCGGCGCGGTCGCGCAACCGGCCAGGGCAACCAGCATGATGAGGACGAGATAGATCATCATGCCCCCACCGGCCTTGCGGTCGCGCCAGTGATCTTGCCACCGCGGTCACGCTGCACGTCGATCACCTTTGGCCTGTTCATGCTCTCGGCCATCTGCTGGGCGATCATCGCCATGGCTTCGGCAAACTGCTGTGCCATGGTCTGCACCGCCTGGATTTCCACGTCCTTGCCGCTGGACTTGAACTCCTGATCGCCCTTGGCCGCGGCCGCCTCGCCGTCGATCGCCATGCTCAGTTGATGCTTGTCGCGCATCGCGGTCATATCATGCTCGCACTTGTCGCGCTCGAGCTGCATCGTGTTGGCGGCCTTGGCCTGCTCGATCTGCAATTGATTGGTGGCGCGCAGCAGTTCGATTTCCGCCTGCTTCTGCTGGGTCTCGATATCCATCTGCGACTGGATGCGCCTGGCCTCGATGTCCTGCTGCTGCGAGACGGCCTTGAGTTGTGCGTCCTGGGTCTGCGACTGCAATTTGATCTGAGCGGTGGCCTGCTCAGTCTGTATCTTGGCTTGTGCCGCCTGCACCGCGGGATCGGGAGGAGGGGGCTGCTGTGCGGCCTTCTGCGCAGTGTCGCGGAAGCTTTTCTTCACATCCGCCGGCAGACCGCTGGATTCGATGACGAGTTTCATCACCTCTTGCGCCATCGGGGGCGTCAACATCGGCGCAATGCTCGGCACCACCTGCTGCAGCATCGCATAGGTGTCGGCCATGGTGGAAATCGTGTCCTCGCCCTCATCCAGGATGATATCCACGTCCATGGCGCCGAGTTCATTGAACAACTGCGGCTTGCCGGTCATCGGATCAACCTGCATTCCATTGATCTGCACGAATTGCGCCATGTTCTCGTCATCGGTGACCCGTATCCACCGTTCGGCCTGCCAGAACTGCTGCACGCAGTTCCACAGCGCGCGATAGACCCGCAGTTTCCAACCCTTATACGCAAGGATATACGGCCCCAGCTCGGCCATGCCGGCCTGCTGCAACAAGGCGATGGCCCGCCCGCTCTTGTTTTCTATGCCTTGACCTATCAGCGCCGGGTTGGGGCCGAAGTTCTCGATTTCGGCCAGGTTCAACTCCAGCATCTTGCTCCAGCCGGCAAAGTCGAACGACTGGTCATCGGCCCGAATGCCCTCGTTGACTGGCCGGTTGGTCATCACCACGCCGTCCGGCCTGGCCCATTCCGCGCGTATCTTCTCGATGTCGTCCACCGCGCCGTGCGAAATCATCAGCCTTCGACTGGCGAGGATATGCTGCATCTTGGACTGGCGCGCGTTGATACCGTCCTGCGCCGATTTCATGTTGCGGATGAAACCGTATTTGTCCCCGTCCTGGTCGATGTTGCCAGAAAACATCAGATATTTGCTGAACGCCTTGCCCTTCTCGTCCTTGTAGGGAGATTGTCCCTCGGCCAGGATCGCGGAGCCGGTGAACACCGCCCAGCACCAACCATCCTTGTGCTTGTACCAGATGTCGACCAATCTGAGCCGGTTCACCACGCCATCGGTCGAAAACCACCGCATTTCCCGGTCGCTGTTGCTGGTCAACTCGAAGTCGTTGCCGGTCAGTTGCGCCGGCTCGACCTCCGGGAACATTTCCTTGGCGGTGTCCTCGTCCACCCACTTGCCTACCCCAAGATAAAGCGCATCCGAGAAATCAGGCTGATAGCTGCGCGGGTCATAAAAGAAGTTCTCGACGTCCACCACGTCGAACGCCACCTCGGGGTCGCCATGGTCGCCCTGCTGCACCTCGAGCTCGACCCCGCCGATGCCGTCGATCGCCCCCGACAATGCCGTCTGCGGGCTCTTTTCCTTCCAGGCCTGCTGGTCCAGCACGTAACGCAACACCGCGGTCGCCAGGTCGGCACCCTGCTGATGCTGCGGGGTCCGCGGATACGCCTTGGGCTGCTGCCGGAGACGTTCCACCAAGCCGATCACGCCGTCGATCTTGCGCGCAATCCGGTTGAACGTCATCACGGGCTGCTTGCGCTGGCCCATGGTCTTGATCTGCGCCGCGGTCCATTGGCTACCGTGGTAGTAGCGGCGGGCGTCGATCTGCTCGTCAATTTCCTCGCGCTTGCTGAAGAGATAGTTGGAATAGGCCTTGCGGCACTTGCCTATATCCCAGTATTCAGAGGGCTTGCCGGTGCTGACTGCGCCACCCCCAGAAGGGCTACCGGCGGGTGTCGAGGTGTAGGATTGCTCAAGCGGCATCGGGCTTCTTGCTCACCTTGCAGGCCTCAAGTTCCTCAGCGCGCCGACGCAGCCAGCCGCGCGCCTCGTCCATCGTCGGAGCATCCGCAATCAACCGCAGCATGGCCGCTAGACCCAATGCCTCGTCTCCGGGTATGAATATCCCCGGCCAGCCATTGGGAGCGATCTGGACTTGCATGCAGGATATCCGCCGTATTGCACAACGGGTCAGCCAGCAGACGCGCGCGCCTGACGTGCTGGCATTGGTCGACTATGTGCTAAAGCACGCCAAACCGCAAGCCCTTGCGGTTGCAGACGGCGAGACCACCAAGCCTAGGACGGATCGCCGGGCTTACATGCGGGAGTTGATGCGGAAACGTCGCGCCGCGCTTCGAGGTCGGGCGGCAACCGGCGCAGAGGCTGGCCGCATGTCGGGCAGAGATGCCTAGCGTAGTCGTCCAGCATCGCGGCAATGGCGGCATGGGCCACGTCGGACGGGCGGGTGACCAGAAGCCCATAGTCGCGCTCCAGGATGGTGCAGATCGCCGCCGATACGCTCTCGACCATGCTGTCGCTCATGTCTTGCTCCTATATCTGCGTACTCGATCCGCTGTCTGTTGCCGCCGTCGCTCGCATTCGGGACAGACGGGCTGACTAGCGGGCTTGGCGACCAGCACCTTGACCAACAACATGGCCAGCGCATCACAGACTGCCATCGTGTCGGCATTGCGCGGCTGGGCCCGACGCAATCGATCGATGGTTTTGCTGATCTCAACGTTATCCATGCTGTAGCGCTACAATAGCCTGAAATGGAAATCAAGTAGCGTTACAACCTAGGCCGTCAGCACCGCATCGTTGTTGGCCGGCGCGCGCTGATACTGCCGATAGCCGCTGGCGAACTGGTTGATGGTCTTGGCCTCGGGCTTCTGGCCTAGCCCAATGCGGTGCAGGAGTTGGCCGATCAACCCCAGCGCATCGACGATATCGTCATGTTTGCCCGCAGGAAACGACAGCAATTCCGAGCGTAAGTCACTCATCCAACTGGCATATTGCGGCACATAGAGCCCGTCAACCGCCATCCGTCCCCGGATTGATTGCGCCCGAACCTGCTTGTCGTGCCGGGTCGGAAACGTCGACCGATAGACGTAGGCCTGATGCTTGCGCTGCTGCTCGTCAATGAATGGGCCCAATGCTGCGTTGATCTGCCCGGTCTCTTCGGCCCATTCGTGCGGCTTCCAGCGTTTCACCAAGTCGCAGAACGCCTCAACCCAAGTCTTTGAGTCTGCTTGCTTTCTCCACATATCCAGCAGGTACATGTGGCCTTCTGGATCGATGCCGACCACGACGTGCACCGTGAAGTCGCCGCCGTCAGCGGTCACCGCATAGTCGGACGCGCCATAGACTGCCAGCGTGGCGCGCTCGGGCGCGGTCACGTAGTCCTTGAGCCACGACGCCAGGAAATACGTGCCTTCGTCAGGCGCCGGCCGCTGCTGATACAGCGCCGACCAGAACCGCGGGAACGTGTTGGATCGTATGCGCTCGAGCGCCGCAAGCGGATAGGCGTCAGGCCACAGTGCCTCGCCCTTGTCGGATATTGCAGGCAATTCAACGACTTCCCACTTGTCTCCGCCCGCCGCCTGCTGCGCCAGGAGCCGGCCGCTTAGGTCGTCCTCATGCATGCGGTGGTTGATGACGACCACGGCACCGCCAGGCTGCAAGCGATTGTAAGCCGTGCCAACGTACCATTCCCACACGGTTTTTCGGGTCTGCTCGCTCAGTGCATCTTCCATTGAGGCAAACGGGTCGTCGACCAGCAGCACGTCGCCGCCGCGGCCCATCAACGAGCCGCCGATACCAAGGGCGTAGAAGATGCCGCCCTTGTCGGTATGCCACTTGCCTCGGGCTTGGCTGTCCTCGGCCAGCCGTGTTCCTTCGAAAACACGCTGATATTCCATGCTTGCGATGGTGTTTCGCACGTCGCGGCCGAAGTCGGCGGCGAGTTCTGCCGTCGCCGACACGCTGATGAACTGTTTCTCGGGATGACGACCGAGATACCACGCGGGAAATCGTCTTGAGGCCAGCTCGCTTTTACCGTGTCTTGGTGGGATCAGCAGCATCAGCCGATCAATCTCGCCGCGTTCAACGCGCTCGAGCTGCTCGGCGATCTGCCTATGATGTGGTGCCGTTCTGTAGCGTGGAAACGTCAATTCCGTGAACGGGATCAAATGCTCTTCCGCTGTCATCCACGATTGCAGGAGTTGGGCTGCGCGCAAGGGCGTCATGGATGAGCGCGACCAATTCGGCTCGGGTCCAGTCTGCGGCATCGCGTTTGATGTCATGGGTGTTGTGGCTTTCCTGAACCGGCTTGCCGTCAAGACGATCGGCAATAAACTGGATTGCCCACATTTGACCGGCCGCAGCCTGTTTTACCGCTTGTTCTGCCATCAATCGAAGCTTTGATACCTTGGTCCGTTTATCCACTTGATGAGCGGCAATGCGCAATGCATCAGTGAACGGTTTATCAGTTCTGATGAAGCCCTTGGGGTTTCCTGACTGTCCTGGCTTCCATGTCATGTTAATGCATGTCTATGCTGTTGATACTACAATAGTTTCATGTAAAACATTTAGTCATGGTCCTTCAAGCCCATGAGCTTTTCCATTGGGCCCTTGCGCTTCTGAGGCTTAGATTTCATGGCGCGGGACAAAAGCGCGGTTCCCTTGTCGGCTTGATTGAACTCCTTGGCGACCGAGACAGGTGGGCCACCACCACCGGGCGGATGCCAGCCGTGAGCGACCGCCGCCATGAACCTAGCCTGCTTTGCGCTGGTGCTGGGCATTTAGTGGATCGGAGCTCCAAACACCCGCCAACCGAGCAGCAAAAACAGGATGAACAGCAGGACGTTGCCGCCCATGAGAACTTGGTTGGGCCAGTCGCGCCAGATGCCATATACCAGCCACAACAGCATGAGAATCCAGAATGCGAGACCGAAAGTCATGTTATCGCTCCACCATCAGGCCGGATCGGCCGATGTCGCCACCGTATGGGGTGACTGCCATGACGCCAGATAACGTAAGATCGTCCCCAGGATACCAGATGCGGGCCACAATCGCAAAAGCATAGTCTTTGCTGTAGTTGACCGCTGATCGGTGGACCAGGTTCCTGTCAAAAACAATGAGGTCGCCGCGCTTGGTTTCGCAAATGTGGCTTTGATAGCTGGCCACATGGCCATCGGGTATTTCGTATTGCTGGAACGTGTGCGGCCCCGCGTCATATTCCGCGAAATCGCCCCAATGTTCCTTGTGCGAGCCAGGTTTGACGTGCATCGCGCCATTCTGCTCGGTGCGGTCGCCAAACAGCGGAAACCATAGGTTCACAAACTTGCGCCTCTTGGGGTAGTAATGAACCTCAGAATGCCATTTGTACGCGAGCCTGGTGCTCTCTGGCCGGCTGATGAGCAAGCCCGGTCCCTCAATCAGGACCAGATGCGGCGAGACCCCCAACAACGAGGCACACAGCGTCGTCAGCTCGGGATCAAGGAACCCCCGCACCATCGGCGAGGCCGCTAGATACCTTTGAACCTCATAAAGCGCGGCTTTGTCCGCCTCTTCCATGGCCTCGAGGATGTCAGTCAACCGCCACAGGTCACGGTACTGCGCGATCTTGTTGGCCTGCATGGCGTACAGCAGCGTGATTTGGGCCTCCAGCGCTGTCAGCGCATGGGGATCGAAGTAGCTGCGGAAGTGATGAAACCCCGCAACCGTGAACTCAGGTTGTGCCAGCATTGTTAGCCTTGCGGCGGTTGTGTGCTAACGGCCTTTGCGGGACGGCGACCACGGCGATACCATCCCGTAACATCCATTAGCCCGTCTCCCGCTTTGTTTATCTATGGCCGCTACCCTACCCTAGGTCAGGTCGTTTTATGTGCTGGACCGGCCCGCGCGCCTTGCTACCGCGGCCTGTGTTTAACAAAGTCGGTCCCATGTGAGTTGACTTCAAACGCTGCCGCCTCGCCGATGGTGCGGATGTGCAAGGCTAGCGTTTCGCCCCGGAATGCATCCATCGGTCGGCTTGGATCGTGGCCGGCCGCAACCAGCATCCGGCAAAGGTTCAGAACGGGGGATGACGACCGCGACATCAAGCCCTCGGCCTCGCAGATGTCGGACCCGCTCAGATGAGCAATGATCGACTCAATTTGCACGGCTATTTCCCTTCTCAAACAACCAGAATGTGATGTTGTCGAGCCCAGTCAGCTTATTCCAGGCAAATAGGCAAGCCTCGCAGTGCAGATCAGGGAAGTTGTCGAGATAGATCGAACCATAGTCCCGCAGCCAGAGCGCGTCATCGCGCCCCTGGTAAGGTTCCATTCGGTCCTTGGCCGAAAAATATTCGCCACAGATGATCCAGCGACGTGCACAACGATGGATTTCCCGCATCGAGGCCACCAGGTCGGCCTCCGGGACATGGATTAGCACGCCGCACGTAAAGGCAAGGTCAACGTGGCCATCCGGCCAGGACAGTTTGCGGGCATAGTCGGCGGTGACATGGGTGGCGGGCAGGATTTCCTCGAGCTCGGCGCGCGCCATGTCGTTCGGTTCCGTGGCGTAGAGTTCGGCCACCGAGAACTGCCCGATCGCCTCCAGGTTGAGCCCGACGTTGGCACCCACCTCCAAGATGCTTTCACAGTGACGGGGGAGCAGCATCTGCCATAGCGCGCGGCGCGGGGCGATGTCGGCGGCCATATGGCGCTTGGTGTAGCTATCGCCAAACTCGCCAGTCCAGAGGTCAGGCTTCGGATGCATGAGGCACCTCGTCCTGCTGCTGTTCCGATGGCTGGAACCTGATGCCGTTGTACATGAAACCGCGATGCGGAGATAACTCGAAGAGGTGGTCGCCCAGTTCCTTTTCGATAGCCAATGCTATCGCAGACAACATGCACCGCGGCATGGTTATGACAGGTTGGGCGATGCCACCATGGGCGAAGCGATATTCCTTCACCGCCGCATTCAATGCCTTGGTGATGCTCATCGTCGCCTCGGCTGTCCGGTGGGCCGGATGATGCCGTCGCCCAAGCCGCGCCACACCGCACGCACGGCGTTGCACATTTCGGCAAATTGCTGCGGGTCGAGCGAGTAGGCCGCGTCAACGCAGTCGTCATCCAACTTGAGATGTTTCTCGATCATCACCGCACCCAAAACCGTGGCCGCGATCGCAGTCTCAAATCCCGGCGTGTGGTCGCTCAGTCCCGCTTGACCATATCGCCGCAGCGTGCGAATGGCCAGAAGATTGGCCTGTTCAATGGTGCTCGGGTACTGCGAAATGCAGTGCAGGAACACGATGCCCATGTCGGCATAATTGCGAATATCGTCCTCGATGGCGAGCCCGGTCGAAACGATGACCGGCAAGCCGGTGTCAACCGCGCGGTCAATCAGGTTCAGGTCACGGATTTCGTGGGATGCAATTTTGATGGCGGGCATCCCAAGGTCTACCAGGAACTTCACCCCATCAACCGAGAACGCTGACGCGAACAACGCTAGGCCGATATCGTCGGCATGATCGGCCAACTCTCGGAACCAAGCGCGCGGCGTCGCGGCGTGCGTGTAGAACTCCCATAGGTCGGGGTAGTTCATCGATGTCAGTT